TGCGTCGGTTTGCGCACGGTGCCCCGGTAGGCCGAGGCCGCCTCCCACTCCTGCGTGATCCCGAACGTGTGGCGGCCCGGCAGCCCGGTTGGACGCCAGCGGCGTACCGCCCCCGATTGTGCCAGCAGCATCCGGTAGCCGTCGTTGTACAAGCGCAGCAGCTCGGCGCGCGGCCAGAGCGCGTGGTCGTCGTGCAAACGCGCCTCGACGAGATCCAGATCGGCGTCAACGGTCACCGGCCCACCCCCATCACGAGTAGCCGCCGATGCGGACGGCGGGTGTCCGGTGCGGGGTCCGGCAGGCCAAGGACGTCCCGAAGCCACGCCATGTCGTGCTGCCACTCGCCGCCGAAGAGATCCATCGTGACGCGCCGCCCGGCCATCCTGTAGCTGTTGGCGAGACCACCGTGGGGCGCCGTGAAGTCCGGGATGCTGAACAGAGGCTCCGTCGCCAGCCAGGCATCGAAAGTCGTGTCCTGTCGGCGAACGTCGAGATGCCGACCCGGCTCGCTCCGGAACGACCCGAGCAGATCGCCGATGCCGGGCCAGAGCGCGGCGTCAAAGAGGCTGAATTGCGACAGCCACGCGCCGGGGTCAGTCCACTGCAGATAGGCGGGGCTGAGACCGAGCCGCGCCGCCAGGCGGAACCCGCCCAGCAACTGGTCCAGGGCCGGCCGCTCGGCGGCCGTCTCCAGCCGATCCGTGAGCCCGGTCCACCCGCTCTGCGTCCATTCATCAATGCGGCGGACGTCCCGCGTCCGCGGCGGGAGCAGGAAGGCGTCGAGTTGTTGCTTGAAGGCCGGCGCCCAGATCGTTTCGTCTTCGGTGAAGGCTCCGGCCATCCGCCGGTTGACGTCCCAGAAGAGGATGTCGTCCGGCCGTTTCGATTTCCTCCGGTCGACCCGATACGAGGCGAGAGATTGAGCGGCCGGCGCCACACTGGCGATCGTGAAGGTCGGCGCCGGGATGCTGGTAAAGAGCGCGCCCAGGTCGTCGAGCCAGGAGTGCAATAACACACTGAAGCGAGTCCGGTCGGGGGTCCGATAGCCGCCGAGGGCCTGGTCCAGAGCGGCGCGGACCAGTGTGGCGGCGAAATCGCCTTTGGACGCCCCGACGCGGTTGAACTTACTGAGCGGGAGGCGGCGGCTTCTGAAGGATTCGAGTTGTAGCGCGAAGGCCGGCACCCAGGCGGTGTCGAAGCCGGCCTCCTGGGGATGGAGAATCCATCCACCGTCGCTCGTCCACTGGCCGTGATAGAGGACACTCTGTCGGTTCTTGAGATTATTGGGGACGCGGTAGCTGTCAGCCAGCAGCCGCACCGCCTCGACGTGGCGGCGGACGTCTTGCTCAAAGCTGAGCCAGCCGTCAAAGGTGCCGGAGATGCGCGGATAAACAACCCGTTTAACATAGGCCACGCGGCACTACCGATCCCGACTGGCATAGAGCACCCAGCGGTCGATGGGTTGCGAACAATCGGCGAGTTGCGCAAGTGCGGGCCACAAGACGGGCTTGTACGTCGAGATGGCCGTAAGCCAGTCGACGTACTCCACCGTCTCCGCGCGCGGGTAGACCACCCGCGTGACACGAGTCTGCATGGCCCACCTCCGGGGCTACGGTCTACCCGGCCTCCCAGAAATGCAGATGGCCGTCCACGGAGCCGGCCGCCGCCGAGATCACCCGCAGGCCCACCCCTTCGTCATCGAAGGCGCCGATCAGCATCAGCCCCTCGCCCTGCGGCACCGCCCAGCGCATGCCGCCGCGCTGGTTGAAGCCGAAGTTGATGGACGGCTGACCCGAGAAGGTCGTAGGCTCCGTCGTGAAGGTGTGCCCCGCGATGAACTGCGAGGCCCGCGCGCCCTGGTGGAACGGTTCCGGCGTCGCGGTCGTCGACACGCCGGTGGTGGCGAACGTGCAGTAGGTGACCTGGCAGCGGTGCTGCGTGTCAGCCGCCGTCGTGGTGCCCGAGCCCGTCATGACGGCCTCGACCACCTCGCCGGTTTCGCCGGCCGCGTTGGGCGCGGTGGCGATGGCGGTGGTGACCGTCGTGCTCGTCGTGAACGCTGAGACGGTGAGTGCGAATTTCCCCATGTCAGTCCCCCCATCCTTTCTCGGCTGCGCCGGGAGGCAACTGCATCGCCCACTCCCGGTCGAAGCGGACCTCCACCGTCCATGTTCCATCGGCGCGGTGGGCCGGCCACAGCACGCTGGGCGTGATGTGGCCGATGTGCGTGTCCAGGTCCACGTGCAGGGGGATGCCGACTGCCGCTAGTTTAGTACAGAAGTACGAGTCCTCATTCAACTGCTCGCTCGACTGCTGTCCGACCTCGAACCAAGGATCATTGAGCTTTTCGAGCACGTGCCGGCGGATCAACATCCCCGCCGAGCCCGCGACGTGAATCCGGTGGAGCCCCCCGGCCCTGGGAAGTTGGCTCCACTTCCAGGGCGGGAACTTCCACGGGGAGTCGCCCGGTAGCGGCTCCTTGAAGATGACCGGGATGAACGGCGGCTTGCGGCGCACGCACAGCGGCACCACGACGTCGACGTCGTGCGCCAGCAGCCGGGCCAGCGTGTCGGGGCGCAGGATGTGGTCATCGCCCATGATCCACACCCACTCGCCCACCATGTCGCGGATGCCCTGGTTGCAGGACGCCGCGACGTTGAGTCCGACCTGAAACCGGAACTCCGTACCCGCCGGCCGGAGCAAGTGCAACAGGCTCACGGTGAAGCCGGGATAACGAGCCAGGTCGCCGCTAGCGATGACGATCGTGCCGGGGGCGATGCTCATCGACGGTCCTGCCCTGGCTTCGTACACCACTCGAGCGCCATTGCCGGTAGCGGGCTGCCGTGCATGATCGGGACGTTGTAGTTGCCCCACTTCAGTACGGTCCCGCACCGTCGGCACCAGCGCTTGAACACGTACATGCTATCCCGATGGCTGGCCTCCGTGTCGGTGTCCATCTCGCCCTTGCAGACGTGGCACCATTCCAGACCCGTCGTCAAGAACGGATTGCCCACCGTCCGGTTGCCCCGGTGCGCTGCGCCGGCAATTGAGTGCAGCCGGCGCGTGGTCGGGCGATAGGCCCAGCGGCCCTTGGGCATCACACGTACTCCCGCCCGACCATACCGCCGGTCGCGGTGAACTGGTTGGCGGCGACCATGAACTGTTCGGAGCCGGCCGCCGCCGCCGCTGGCTTGAATGCCACGGCGCCGATCCCCCAGAAGTCCGGCGTGCTAAACGTCCACGACATCACCCCCCCGGCGGTGCCGGGCTGCGTCGAGCTGCGGTAATGATTGCCGCCGACATCCTCTGCCTCTCGAAGGGTCTGGTCAGCTCCGATCGTGGGGCCGGCCGGCGAGGACACATACAGGTCATCGACCACCAGATCGTCCGCGCCGACGCTGGCGACCGTGACCGTGGCTGGACTCGCGGTCCCGTCGGCGGTCACGGCCGTGCCAACCGGCGTGGTTTGATGGACGCCGGTCATTGAGATCACGAAGAGGATATGGCGAAGCGGTTCGGTGGTCTCCAGATCGCTCGTCACCGTCTGCGCACCTGTGGCCTGCCCAGCTAGGTAGTAACCCGCCGACTGATCGTTAGCCGACGCCGCGAGGCCGAAGTCCCACAGCTCCGTCATCCCGGACCCGCCATAGGTCGCGCTGGTGGACCCGCTGGCCCCGCCCCCGGTGTTCCAGCCCACTCCCGCGAACACCGCGCGATCGCTGCCGGCCGACGTGTGACTCAACGACAGCACCCCGTCGCCGCTGACCTCCTGCGCGCCGGTGGAGGTATCGAACGCGACGGAGTTGTGAACGGCGATCAACGGCGGCGGGGACTCCGTCGTCGCGGCGAGGACAATCTCCGTGTTGATCGTACCGCGCACACGCTCCAGGAGCACCCGAGCCTCAACCGTCGTTCGGCCTTCGCCGATGCGCCGGGCTGAACGCAGGCGACGGCCGTCCACCACAGTGAACGCCCCGCCGGGATCGAAGAGAGGGACGCGATAGGCCAGCCGGTATTCACTCACCTCTCCACTCTGATCCACGCGGATGCCGCCGCTCACCTGCCCGACCGCCCGATACTCCTGCCCGTCAACCGCCAGGATCAAGGACACTCGGCACACGCCGGTCGCCGCCCAGGCCAGCGGGGCCGTCGTCGTCGGTCGGCGCAGACGGATCTCGAGGACATCGGTCTGTGGGTCCACGGGCACGAATATCGTCTCGACCCGGCGGGTGCCAGCGTCGAGCGTGACGAGTTGCCGGGGGGCGAGCGTGGCCATCAGATGCCTCGCTCTAGTTGATGCGCCATCAGGGCCAGGCCCAGGGCAAAAACGATGCTAGCGATGATCGCCAGGAGCCTCGCCGTCGGCCCTGCGGGCGGGGCCTCTACCCCCGCGAATCCGATCGGCCCGATGGTCGAGACCTTGATGAGGTCATACCACTCGGTCCCGACCGACCCGCAGTTCGGAAAGACGGCCGGTGGACACGTCACACCGTCGCCCGAATTCGCCCAGTTCTCGAACCACAACGTGCCGACCGCGCCATTGGTACTCGTCCGGTCGAAGCTGATCCCCGTATGCTGCATGCGGAGGGTCATCGAGCCGGAGCAGGCGGTGCCATCCGTCCCGCAATCGTCCCCATAGAACTCGAAGATTCCATTCGTGAATCCGACGTCGTTGAGCTTGATGTGGGTCTGCAGGGCATACCACCGCCCGCCGACGATGTTGAGATTGTTGCCTTGATTCTGGAAGAGGTTGACAGGGTCCGGTCCCGCTCCCGCGTGGTAGTTGTTGAAGACGATCGCCGGTGGACTACCGCTCGGCCCCTCAGCCCCATTAGTGTTAAAGCCAAAGTTCCCCCACCAGATCCCGCCGACGCCCGCGCAACAGCGATTGATCGTCAGAACCTTCTGGCCTGACCAGAGATAGCCGACCGAAGCCTTGTAATACCAGCGCACGTAGAGCTCCGGGACCTCAACCAGCCCGACGAGGCTGTGGTCGGCCATGTTACGGCCGCCGACGCTGCCGCCCTTCACCCCACTCGTCCCGGCGCACGATCCCGCGACTCCCGCGCCGCCGCACTCCGCCGCGCCGGCCGGAGTGATCGGGTTGGCGAAGATTTGGCCACACCAGCCCTTCGTGCGGGTGGCAATGCCGCCGTTGGCGTTAGCCTGGTCACAGTCCTCGCCGTACCACTTGCCGTCCGGGCTGTTGGCGACTCCCGACGTCTCGAAGTCCTCGCACATCTTGACATTGGAGTCGGAGCCGTCGCACCCGGGCTCGCTGGAGTTGAAATACGGATCGGCGGCCACCGCGGCGGCCGGACCGATCACGAGGACCAGCGCGAGGAGCCATGGCCGCGCCAGGAGCCAGAGGGGCCGGAGGATGTCCGCGGTGACGAACCGCCACAACTCCACCGCCGCGGCGATCAGGAAGTAGAGGCCAGCGGCCGTCGCCATGAACCGGATGGGGTCTGCCGGCGCATCAGGCGACGCGCGCAGTGGCGCCCGGAGGCGCTCCAGCAGTTCCTGGGGCAGTCGCCTCATCGCGCCGGATTCCCCCACACCGTCGTGTAGGCCGCCACGTCGTGCGTCACGACGGCGCCGGCCCCGACCCGGCAGCCCGTCCCCAGATGCACCCCGGGAAGAATCGTCGCGCCCGCCCCGATCGAGACGTCGGCCTCGACGACCGGCGGTTCGGCCTTGTAGTGCGGATTGACCACCACCGGGTAGCGATCATCGGTCATCGTGACGTTGGGGCCAATGAAGACGCGATCCCCGATCACCGTCCCGTTGGGGATGAACGCGCCGTGCTGGACCCGGACGCTCTCGCCGAGCCGGCTGTTGTGCCCCACATAGGCGCAGGAGCCGATCACGCAGAAGGGGCCCGTTCTGACGTTGCGCCCGACGGTGGCGAAGTTCCAGACCACCGTGCCTTCGCCCAGGGTGGCGAAGGCATGGACGGCGGCGTGCTCGTGGACGGTCGTCTCCATCAGCGCCTCAGCAACTCCTCCAGCATTCGGCAGTTCGCCAGCGCCAGCTCATACGCGCGCTTGTGCTGCGCCGACCAGCCAGTCACGGGAACCTTGGCGTACTCAGCGCAGCTGGCGCCTGCCGATTCGACTCGAAAGGGGCGCGGGCCGACTTGGCGCCTCGATTCCCCACGACGTCCACCGCGTCGGCATCGACCTCGTACTGCCCATCGACCGTCAGGTTGAAGGCTGCGATCGGCGCTGAGACCTTGGCCCCCGTCGGCGGGTCCAGGGTCGTCACCGGCACCGTGACGCAGCTGGACAGCACGGGGCTGCCGCTGAGCCCGGCGCAGAAGCGCGCCGAGGCCAGATCGTTCAGATTCGTGCCGTCCGCGTTCGTCTGCGGAAGGTCAGCCTCCACCGTGGTCGGATTGACTGGCCCCACCGCCCAGGCGGACAGGGGGCAGAGCAGCAGTAGCGCGGCGACGAGCCACAGCCTTTTCATCACGCGATCTCCTCTTTGCGAAAGATGCGACGTTGCGCTTCCTCGTTCAGCGCGGCGAGCCGGTCGGCATGGAATCGGCGGGCATGGCGCAGCGCGGCGTCGGACAGCGCGGCGAGACCGGGGGAGCGGGCCGCCGGGCCGATCATTGCCGCCGCTCGAAGGTAAATTCGCGCGGGTCTCGGGCCGGTGGGGGCGGCGTGCGGAGCGCCGCCAGGATGCGCTGCCGCACCGAGGCATCGGGCGCCGGAGGATCGGGCGGGATCTCCACGAACGGCCCGCGCCACAAATCCGCCCAGAGCATCCGCACGAGGCGCAGCATCACGGCTCCTTGAGGTAGACGAGCACCCGACCGGCGCCGATGACCTCCAGGCGGAAGCCCCCGGGAGCGGCCATGCCGTGCGGTCCGAACGTCTTGCCGAGGTACGTGCTGGTCGAATCCGTCAGACACTCCCAGAGCAACGCCCCGCTCTCCCGTTCGCGGAGCTCGACCCGGTCGCCGGCCGTCGTGGTGCCCACCCACAGGACGGAGGCGATCTGGGCAGGGTCCAGGTAGGCATCGCCGACCACGGACATCACGACGGGGCCGACGGCGGTGTTCATGACGCCTCACGCCGCTGTAAGGCGCGCGCTTGCGCCCGGCCCACGCCCGAGCGCTGCGTGCTGGCCCCGGCGGCCTTGAGGAACAGCGCCCACGCCGAGAGCGCCGTCGGCACGTCCCACCGCTTGGCGGAGCCCTCGCTGACCGCATAGAGCGTCAGCGCGTCGTGGTCGGCGGCCAACAGCTCCGGCTCCTCGTCGTCGTCCTGCAGGGCCGCCGACCACGCCAGGCAGTCGAGACGCAGGACGCCGCCGCCGGCCGCGGGCGCCGGCCAGACGCCGAAGAGATCCCACGACACCGGGAACCAGTGCCACGGATCGCCCGTTACGGTAGGCCACGTCTCGTGCTGCCGGTCCAGCTCGCTCATAGACATCACGGTCAACCGACGGTCCTGCGTATGCAGCCACAACCGCCAGGGCGCCATGATCGAGGGCCCTAGCCCGCGCAGGCTGTAGTAGGCGGTGCCCGGCCGCAACGGCAGCATGACCGTCCGCAGGATGGCCCGCGACTCCTCACAGATCACCTCGGCGCCCTCGTCGATGAGCGCGTTGATCTCGGCCGCCGTCCAGAAGACGGGCGCCGCTGCCGACTCGTTCAGCGTTTCGAGGATGCGGGTGCGCAGCGCGCCGCGGTTCATAGGCGCTTGGCGGCCTCGGGGATGGGCTCCGCGAGTGCACGGTCGCCGTAGAACCACCGCTCGTATTCGTCGCCCCGGGTGAACAGGTTGTGGCTCCCGCTGCCCGAGACGGTGATGTCGGTATGCAGCGGGCGACCGTGCTTGCGCGCGTGCCGCACCTTGGCGTTTGCGTAGTCGATCCGGTGTAGGTGGATGAGCCAGAGCGTCGTGTCGAGGCTCGTCGCATCCTCCGGGCCCGGGTGAAAGCCCCACGTCCACCGCTTCGGCTCCGTCACGATCAGCGGCTTGTCGTAGGACGGCTGGCGCGTCCACCAGTGCCGCTGAGGCAGCAGCGGCGCGGCCCATTCGATGGGCGGCTCGTGCATGTCCACCACGTCATAGCCCATCCCGGCGGCGCTCGGGGCGTGGAGGTGCTCGAGGTAGGCGCGCAGGGAGCCCGCGTGGGGCACCAGGAACTCATCAGGCGTGGCGAACACCACCACGCGGTACTCGGCGAGGAGCCGCGCCTGCCACTCTTGCGTCAGCGCGTGGAGCCAGGCATAGTCCCAGCTGAGCTCGTGGGCCACGCGGATGCCGCCCGGCACCGGCGGCTCCGAGGCGTGATCGAGGATGTAGGTGTCCCCGGCCCGGCCGTACCAGGCCAGCCAGTGCGGCAGGAACTCGGGCTCGTCCTGCACCACCGTGAAGATCGCGGCGGGCTTCATCGCGCGACGATCACCGCGTGGCCGTCGGGATAGGCGGCCCACTGGTCCTTGATCCCCTCGACCCGCGCCCTCGCATCCTTGACAACGAACCCGGCCGACTCGATCCGGTCACGCCACCAGTCACGCGGCTCTCGGATCACGTGATCGGGCTCCTCGTCCATGTACGGGATGGTATATCGCCCAGCAGCCCCGAGGGGGACGACGACTGCAAGCGCCTGCGTGCGATGGCGGAAGAGCTTGAGCAGCCGCGCCACACCCGCCTCGTCGCAATGCTCCAGCACGTCCTTGGCCACGATGAGCTGAAAGTCCATCGCGGTGAAGCCGAGCGGCGCGGACGCGGTCGCCACCCGCAAGTAGGTACGCACTTCGGCGTCGCCGTGCGCCACCGCCCAGGCCGAGTGGTCGCAGCCGTAGGCATCGCGCAACATCCAGCGCAGCGCCTTGACGAGCCATCCCTGCGCGCAGCCGAAGTCGAGAATCGGTTGTTGAGGGCCGGTCTCCGTCAGATCCACCAGCGCGGCCGCGAGGCGCACGCCCGTGCGTGGCATCCACCGATAGGCGTCGTAACAACTCCGCCCCGTCAGCGTGCCGCGCCGGTAGTAGTCCGCGTCGTAATACGACGCCGGGACGAGGCTCACAGGCTGCTGGCGAAGAAGTGCACAGCCCGTGGCCCCGCCTTCGCCTGGTCGCCGCTCGACGGCGTCGGCCCGAAGTCCGTCTCATGCGGGAAAGCGCTCGCTCGCATCGCTTCCTTCGCCTCACGGAATGGGGCGGCGCCGAGCAGGGGCAAGCCGTTGGACGCCGGCATCACGTACCGATTCGTCTCGCTGTCGTCCGCGAACTTCACGAACACCCACGGCAGCGCCTTCTCGGTCTGCGCCCAGGAGCCATCGGCCAACCGCTCCCGATCCAGCACCACGCACCGCGTGATCACCGCCTTGTCGATCCCTTCGGTCGTCACCGCCATGTCAGCCCCCTTACGTGGTATCGGCCCACGCCGCGACCACCTTGTCGTCGCCCAGCCACATGAGCTCCAGCTTCTCGCCGGGGTCGGGATGCGACCGCCCCTCCCACTGGTGCCGGTACATCACCCATCGCGTCGCCACGGCGTTGCCGAAGTGTGGGCGGTTGCGCTCATACTCCTCCACCGCCTCGCGCGACTTGAGGGCCTGCAGGTACACCCAGATCTCCTCGGTGAACTCCGTCAGGCTCCGCCCGATGTTGAGCACCTGCGTGCGGATCGGCCGCCACCTGAGCCACCGGCGGAAGTTTCCGGCGATCCGCATATCCACGCAGTGGATGGCGAACGGCCACTGCCAGCCCTCGTGTTGCGGATTCCCGGTACACACGGCGTGGCCCGGCTGGAACATGCAAAAGTTCTCCGGGAACCACGGCCGGATATGCGTGAGATCCCACCAGGCCGAGCGATGGCTGCCGTAGGGCGTGCGCAAGGTCATCTCGCCGCCGGGCATCAGCACCCGCCAGGCTTCGCGCATGAAGGTGTAGGGATCGGTCAGGTGCTCAAGCACGTGGCTGCCGTAGATCACGCCGGCCGTGTTGTCGGCAAAGGGCCAGTCCTTCTGCAGATCAAAGGCGGCGTCGATGTGCGGCGCCGGGTCGAGGTCGCAGTTCACCCAGCCGTCCATGCGGTTCTTGCCGGCGCCCACCTGGATCTTGAGCGGCGCTGTCCCGTCCGCGCGCGGCGCCAGCACGGCAGCGCGGTAGAGCGGGCCGCTCATACCTTCGTGTCCTCGGGCGCGCCGATGATGAACCCGCGATTCAGGCTCTCGTCGGGGTGCTGCAGGCGCTTGATGTAGTCGTCGATCGACGCTTCGGTGTAATCCATGTGCCCACACCGCACGGTGGGCTCAATCCACACCTCGAACCCGGCGTCCTTGACCTTGGTGTAGAAGTACATATCCGACCCGTAGCCCTCCAGCGTGTCGGGGTTCTTCTCCTTCAGGTCGAACCACGGGTACGGGATGGCCTCGAAGACCTCGCGCTTGATCAGGACGCACCCGAAGCCACAACAGCCGCCGGCCTTCGCCAACTTGAACGGTCGATCCAGAGGAAACATCGTCACGGGCGTGTGCGGAAACCGATTCAGCGCGGGCGTCACCGGGCTCGGCACGTAAAGGCACGCTTGGCCGGTGCCGCCGCGTAGGAAGTAGAGGCCCGAGGCGATCGGCTTGTCGAGCCTCTCCAGCTTCGTGATGGTGTCGAGGGGAATCCGCATGTCCATTTCCGTGAGGAATAGATGCGTGCCGTCCGTCTCATCGAGGAAACGGCGGGCCAGCAGGTTCTCCGCGGAATGCGTATAGGTCCGGTCCGTGGAGTAGGCCGATAGGATGCCGGCGCTGCCGTCGAGAAACGACGTTGCGTAGTACCGCGAGGCGTACGCGATGGCCAGCATGTGCGAGGTGTAGACGGGCGCATAGGGAAAGGGCCCGTAGGCCACCATGCCCCACACGATCCGCGGCGGCCGGCTCATCGGGCCCGCTCCGCGACCATCGCCAGCCGCCGCACCGACTCCCGGCGCACCTTCGGCGACGTCACCGACCAGGGCCACAACAGCAGCCGCGCCTTCTCGCCCATCCGCAGCTTGGCCGGCGAAATCTTCACGCTCTCGTGGCACGCGCATCCCCCGGTCACGATATGCCGATGCGTCACAATTCGCCGGCAGCCGTGGCAGCGGTAGAACTGGTACTGATGCGGCGCGCCCGTGCCATGCCAGTAGGCTAACCAGCGGCCCCCGACTCGCTCAGTGAACAAGGCGAGACAGAGCCCGCCGATGCAGACGATCGCGAACCACCCGATGATGACGGCCGACTCCATGCCCGACGCTCCTCTCTCTGTGCAGGTGAAAGCTCGGCCCCGGGGGCATGACCCCCCGGGGTTGCCTGACCGCTGCGCCCCGCGTCACCCGGGCTGCACGGCGCCTTGTGGGCGCCCGCGCTCCTCTACATCGACCGCATGAAGATCTTGCGACTCACGCTCCCGGTGGACGTCGTGATCGACTCCAGCAGCACCGCCCAGATCGGCGTCCGCGTGAAGTTGGCGTTCGACGTGTAGACCGTGTTCTCCGACTGTAGATAGTCCTGCGCGGCCACCGCCACCAGCGCCACCCCCGTGGTGATCGAGGTGTCGGTCGTCAGCACGAGCGACGTGCTGCGGTAACCGTAGATCTGGATCAGCCCATACGCCTGGTCCGCGATCGCCGCATCCGCGATGCCGGCGAAGGCGTACAGGTTGGCCGTGTCCATGTCGCGCACTTTCACGCCGTCGACGGAGGCCGAGGCGATCTCCCACTGACACGTCTGATTCGCGTTGAGCGCGGCGCCCTCGTTGTTGAGGACGACGATGAAGATTTGCTCCGGGTCGGTCCGATTGACTCGTTTGAACAGCATGGCGGCTTTCTCCTTTGGTCACTGACGCGGGTGCAAGCCGCCGTTTCGTCACTGTCTGGCGCGTCGGCCCAATTGCCGGGCGCCCCGTTGAGTTAGGAGACGATCGACTTCGAGATCCCGTACAGTACGCCGTTCTTCCGGCGGTTCTTCACGCAGTGCGCGCCCATCCAGAGAAGCTGACCGACGCGAGCGTCCTGGTTCTCCGGACGAACCATCGGCGTCGAGATCCAGTCCGTGGCTTGATCGACCACGATCTCCATGGCCTCGCTGTTGATCATGAAGACGGACGACACGGTGTGCGTGCCGATCGCGTCGACGATCTCCGCGTTGGTCTCAGTGTCGGGCACCACTTCGTCCCAGATGAAGGTCGCGCCGCGGAACTTCAGCAGATCGTCGCTGCCGCGCATGCCACCGAGCACGTCGATGACGCGCTTATCGGTGACCATGTAGCGCTCCTGGTTCTGGAGCGAATTGAAGTACTGCTCCCACGCCACCTGATCGCCGAGCAGCAGATCGGGCGAGCCGCCGGCCCCGCGCGTGCAGTCGTTGTACAGGTTGTTCAGCTCCTGCTTGTAGCCGGCGAAGGTGGTGGCGCTGCTGGAGTCGGCCATGTTGCGCCAGAAGGAGTAGGTATTGCCGTTGATGTTGCCGATGCTGACGGAGCGCGAGGCGTTGGTGTCGATGAGCGCGGCGAGCGGCAGAGGGCCCGAGGCGCCCGAATCCAGGCGGCCGATGCGCGCGAGGAACTGGCCAGAGGCGGCCGAGGCCGTGATGCGGCCGGCTACGATGCAGTTGTTGAGCAGCTCCCTCGCCGAAGACTCGGCCTGGGTGATCTTCTCTTCCAGGAGGCTGACGATGCGGTGCTTGCCGCTGTTCTGCCGTTCCTCCAGGCGCGAGATGGCGATGGAGACAGAGAGCTGCGACCACGAGTAGAACGCCGACGTGATGCCGTCCTGAGGCGTGGTGTCGAGCAGGCCGTAGCCCGAGTAGATGTCCGCCGTGCTGTTGAGCGCGTGCATGAGGCCGACCTTGACGCGCTCGCCGCCGTCGGTCGTCCGCACGCGACCCCGCATGTTCATGTAGGCCATGTAGCGGTTGCCCCGACTGATATTGTCGTGGATGCGCGGCTGCATGTTGCGCAGCGTGGTCGTGAGCAGGGCTCCGTAGGGATCGGTCAGTGTGCTGGGTTCGCCGGCCATCGGTCAGGCTCCTTAGTCGGGCACCGCCACGCCGGCCGCGCGCAACTCACGCTCCGCCTCTTCGGCGGCGATCTTCATGGCGTCGCGCGCAGTGGTGGCCTTGCGGACCCGATCAGTGACGTTGGGAAGGGTGGCGCGCCCGGACTGCCCGGTGCGGGTCGCGTTCCTCGCGGCGTCGCCCATCGCCCGGATGGCGTCCGCCTTCGCGGCCGATCCATTCGTGACGGCGTTGTAGAGAAACGCTAGCTTGTCGCCGAACCTCGGGTGCGTGAGGGACGGGGACTTGAGCCAGTCGGAGAGCTCGCCCATGTCGGCTTCGTGCGCTTCCCAGCCCGGTGCCGTCTCGGTGAGCTTGCCTGCGGAGGCGCCCCACTCGGTGTCACGCGCGGCTTGGTCCTTGGCTCGATCTCGATCCACCAGCGGCTTCGTGGCGATCTTGGCGGCTTCCATTCCAGCCGCCGCGAGGCTGTCGGCCATCCAGTGCAGCGAGGGGTCCAGGCGGGCCTTGACAGCGGCCACCAACTGCGGGCTTGGGGCCTCTCCGTCCTGGCGTGTCGGTTCGGTGGCTGCCGGGGTCGTCGTGCCAGGGGCCGGGGCGAGATGCAGGCCGCGGCGTTGGGCCTCGAGGCGGATCACTTCGGTGGCGAACGCCTCATCCGTGCGAAACCGCTTCAGCATCTCGGTATCGGCGCGGGCGGGGTTGCGCTCCTTTTCGATCCACTTCGTGTAGGCGGCGTGCATCCGCTTCCAGTGCGGCTTGATCTCCTCGGGCAGATCGGCGGGGTTGATGAAGGACTCGACGGTTGCGGCGGCGGCGGCGGTCGTGTCCGGCTGGTCGGTCGCGCTCGCAGCGGCGGCGGTCGTATCGGTGGCGTCGGCAACCTGCTCGGCGCCCTGATTGACCGGCTCGTCGACTACGGCCGTTCCGAGGTCATCGTCGGCCATGAGAATCCCTCAACGCGAAAGGGCCGAACGGTCGGCCGCTCGGCCCTCTCAGGGGCTCTCAGGGTTTGCGCGTGGCCCTCTCAGGGGCTCTGGCGCGATGAGCAGAACGGCGGGTCCTGACCCTTTCGGGATGCTCCCCGCCGCCCGCGCGCGCGCTCCTAATCCGGCACTATGGCACGGATTTGGAACTTGACAAGCCGTCCGCATTTCGGGCACTCGATCTCACCGACCAGGCGGCCGTCGAAGAGGCGCCGATGGCACTCAGGACAGCGCACGATCGGCAGCAACACCGGGGGCGCCTCGACGTCGAGGATGAGCAGGATCACGCCTTCGCCGCCACCTTCGGCGCTTCCGGCGGCGGCCCGATCTCAGCCTGCAGCCGCTTGATTTCCTCCTGCTTGCGCTGCCGCTCCACGAGTTGGGCCATGTAGCGGTTGTCCACGACGGCCTGGCACGCGACGCACCAATGACCGGCCGGCTCGGTGAAGGTGCCGCCCGCTTCCTTGTGCTTGAGCTTGACTAGGGCGACGAACAGATCGCCGCCGCAGGCGCATTTCAGGTTGGCGAACTCGGCGATGCGGCTCTCGGCCATCAGACCCACCCCCCGCGCCCCTGCGTCTGGCGCTCGGTCGCCCATTCGACGCCCGCGCGCTTCATCTCGCGCACGTGCTGTGCATGGCTCGTGATGTAGACGGGCTCGACGCCCAGATTGCTGATCCACCGGCCGCGGCCTTCCTCGAACCACGTCAACCCCGTCCCCACCGACAGCACGGGCGCCAGGCTCTCCCCGCAGGCGCACACGCGCGTCTCGGCGCCTCGGTCATCGGGCGCGTGGATGTACTGCTCGGCGGTGTGGTCGTTGACGCAGCGCAGGGCGAGGAGGGGCATCAGTTCGCCACCGCCTCCGCGATCCCCGCCGCCGCGATGAGCGCCCCGGCCAGCAGCCGCGCCTGCTCGGGCGTGAGCCACTGCGTGCCGACCGGGCGCGTGTGCTGGATCACCACGCGGTGGCCTTCGACCGCCACCGTCGTCTGTGTCTTCTCGGTCTGCGCGGCCATGCCGTTATGGTCCGTAGGCGGTGTTGAGGAAGCGCGCGAGCGCCAGCGCGTCGCTCGGCGTAACAAAGCCGCCGCGCAGATCCAGATCACCATTCGGCATCACGGCGGCGGAGGCGACGCCGACCGTCGCCGTCCACGAGAGCGCCGCCACCTCCGCCTTGACGGCGTCGGCCGCCGCCTCGGCCAGCGCCAGGCGCGTCACGACGTCATTCGCGCGGCTCACCGCGCCCCTCCGGTGATCGCGGCCAGGATTTCCGACGAAGCCGTCGTGCCTGCCCCCGCGCCATTCGACGACCCGCCCGTCCGCCCGGCCTGATTGGCATTCACGGACACCATCTTCTCCGCGAGCGCCGTCAGCTCGTCCAGCAGCCGCTCGTCGTTCACCTCGAACTTTTCCGCCGTATAGCGCAGCAGCTCGCGCGAGAGCGCCAGTTGCGGCGCGGCGCCCAGCACCTTCAGGAACTCCATCCAGGAGCTGCGCTCGGTGTCGAGGTTGCGCGGCCGCGTGCTCCCCGGCACCACCGTGACGTCGGCCTCGAATTGCAACTGCTCGCGCGTCACCTGCAGCCACTTCTGCGTGCCGTGCCGCTCGCGGAACGCCTCCTTGAGCCCGGGCAGTGTCTTGAGCATCATCGGATCCAGCCCGTACACGCGCTGGGCGTACTGCGTGAACTCGCTGTCGTTCATCTCGCGCAGCTGGACCCACATGGTCAGCGTCAGGGTGGCCTTGAGGCACTGGAACATCTTGCGCCCCGCCTCGCTCATCCAGCGGATGACAGCCTTCTGCTGGTCCGCGTCGCGCAACCCGGCCGCGCGCTCCACGAACGAAGCTTCGGTCGCGGTGCCCTTGTCGGGATCGGAGAGCCGCGCGCCGGTCTGGCCGGTGATGATCCGCCAATCGCCCTGCAAGGCCGGCAGATCCCGCCAGATGTCCATGTTGAGCGGCGGGGTTTCGAGGATCTTGACCTTGTTGACGTCCTGGCACTTCGCCCACTCCATATCGCGCGCCGACTGCATGACCTTGATGGCTTCCTCTTCATCGGCGAACGCGCCATCCGTGTAGACGCCTTTACGCGCCGCGCGCTTGCAGCCTTCGTTGATCTGCGCGCGACGGATGTTGTACTCCTGCTGCACCGGCAGCCAGTCGCGCACCACGGGCTTGGGCCACGGATTCGGATCGGGCCCCACGATGGGGTCGCCGAGAATGAGCAGGGCGTAGGGATCGTTGTCGATCCACGCCGGGAACGGCTCGTCGACCAGGAACTCCTCGAACTCCTGCCCCTCGGCCCAGACGTACCAGCGCTTCGCGCGGATGTCGTAACACTCGTTATAGCGCAGGAGGTCTTCGGTCTCGCGCGCCATCGGTGAGGGGCTGGTCCGCTCCTTCGGCCCGCGGGTGGTGGCGTTGGCGACGAGCTGGGCACGCACCGACTCGCTGAAGCGCGGGTCCGCCTTCGCGTCCTCGAGCCGCACTACCACTTCCTCCCCGATCCACGTCCACTTCGTGCGGTCGGGGCCCTCGTCGGGCAGCAGCATGTTCGCGGCGTCCACCCACGTCCAGCGATACACCTCGTCGGTCAGCACCTCGGCCGGCTCGGTGAGCGGCTGGCCGGTCAACGGATTGATTACGGGCTGCGGCTGCTGCGTCGCCTTGTCGAGCGTCGGCTGCCCGGCCGCCGTCTGGTAGATGATCTCGCCCGAGCGCGGATTCGGCTCCATGCGCGGGTCGTAGCAGATCTTCAGCGCGCCGAGACGGAAGTAGGCTTGAAAGACGGAGAGGTTGCCGGCCGTCTCCAGGTGATCGTCCTGCCGAGCGATGGTCTCCATGAGGCCTTCGCCGATCGCCGCCGTGCGTTCCGTGACCGGCTCGGTGGTCTTGGGATGGGCGCGCACGAAGAACTTGGGCGTCTGAAAGAACAGGTTGGGCCGGTTCGCTTTGATCGTCGCGGCCAGGTGGTTGTAGACGACATCGACGTCCTGCTCGCCGAGGAAGAACTTTTCGGACGTCTCGACCTTGTACTTGGTGATCCAGTCCTTGCGCTGCTCGACGGCGCGGCTGTAGCGGCGCTGCCACAGCTCGTAGAGCCGCGGCGTGTCGGCGGGTGGGGCCTTCTCAGCCGAGCGTCGGCGGCGCTTACGCGGGGGCATGCGGGCCCTCGTTCTCAACATGCAGCGCGCGCTTGCATCGCTCGCAGAACCACTGCCCGGAGATGGGCGGGCCGTCTCGCCTCCACGAGAACGTGAAGACGGCCAGCTTGTGTCCGAACACGCGGCAGACCGTTGCTTCGACGAGGGACTCCTCGGGGTCGAATATCATCCCACCATGCTCCGTCGATACGTCCCCACGGGTTGACCCTTCGAGGCGGCGATCGCCTGTTTGCGCCACCAGTCGAACGTCGCCGGCTGCGCCTTCGGCTTCGCGGCGCTCGGCGTCGGCGGGAAGCGCTGGAGGAACATCTTGAGCCCGTCCCAGGCGTGATTGTGCTTGTCGACGAGCACCTCGGAGGGGTCGCGCGTCAGCGCCTGCACCTCGCTCAGATCCTTGTACTTTTGCACGCCCAGCTCGCGGATCAGGTGCGGACACTCCGTGGTGATCCGGTAGCGTGGCTTCTCGGGGTCGGCCCACAAGGTACCGATCAGCCACTCGACCACCGTGGTATCGCCACCCCGCTCGCCGCGCTCGAAATGCACGCCCTCGCGCGCGAACAGATCGGCGATCGACTTGTTCGGCTCGTCCTTCATCGGCTGGTCCTCGGCCCACATCGAGGGATCGGCGATCTTGATCCGCAGCGCCTCCGCGAACGGATTGCCTGGCCAGCGCAGGCGCGACGGTTCGATCGACGCCTCCGGCCGGCGCGGCAGTACGACGTCCTGCCCCTTGAGGATGCGCGCGATGTAGGACACGGGCACACGGTCGGCGTAGAACTCCCACAGCGTGATGATCTGTCCGTCGCCGTTGATACCGTGTACGTGGAACGCGGCCGGATTGTTCCAGCCGTGATCGTAGGACCCATAGAGCTGGTAGCCCGTAGGCGCAAAGGGCTGGCAGACGATCGGGCCTTGCTTCCACGTCTCCCACTCGGGGAACGCCTTGGCGCCGCCGAAGGCGCCGTAGTCGATCTCCATCTCTCGTTTCCACCGAGGAGACGCGACGCCACCCGCGTAGCCGGAGAGCGCCTGCTGCAGCCACGCCTCGCCGGCCACGGTGCCTGGCCGCTTGTCGGGGTCGGCCGAGTAGTGGACGCGCAGCACCGGCACGTCGCCGGGCACCACGCGAGCTGAGAAGCCGGGGATCACGCCGCGTCCGCCGCGTTCACGATACTGGCGAACGCGCCCTGGCCGGCCGAGGAGAACGCGATCAACTGCCCGCCTCCCTGGACAGCCGGCAAGACCGCGGTGTAGGCGGCGTCGAACTCCGGCTGAAACGCACACTCGTCCGACGCCACCACGCTCGGGTGGTTCGACCGGATGATGTCGCCGCCCTGCGCGATCCCCCAGATCTGCGAGCCGTTGGTGAAGTACACACGCCCGAAGGCGCCCGAGCGCGGCCACGCGGTCATCCGCAGGTGCTGGGGCAGGTGGCTCTCCATGAAGCTGATCCGGCCGATATGTGGCTCCTTGACGAACACGAGCTGGGCGGCGTCGTCCTCCGTCTTGCTCTGCACCATCAGCAGCTGGTGCTCGAACGCACGTGCGCGCCAGAGCAAGTAGCCGCACGTGAGGTTGGTGGCGAAGACGTCGCGCGACTTTTCGATGAACAGAATACCCGTGCGGTGCATCAGCAGCAGCATCGGGAGCGAGACGCCGGCGTCAAGGGCGTGCCGCGCGTCCTCGGGGCTCATGAGACGACCGCTCACCAGCATGCAATCCAGCATCGCGCGCAGATAGGGAATACCGGGGAAGGGCTTGACCGGGTTGGTGGCGTCGTGCTCGTCTTTGGATTTCACCAGGCCGGCGTCGAAGAGGAAGTAATGCGCATCGCGCCGGCAGCGCTCGGCCTCCATCGCATGTCGCGCGCGCAGGATCGCCGCGGGAGGCTGGGGACTCAGGGCCCGCCCCATCGCTGCCGGATCACGCGCCGCACGGCCCACCCCTGCCAGAGCAGGTGTAGGAAGATCCTGACCCGCATATAGACCCGATACCACCAGAAGACCTCCATCAGCGCCTACGCATAGATCGATTCGCGCAGGCCCCGAAGCGGCTGGGTGCCGCGCCGCAGCCACGCGAGGTAATCGCTCAGCGCCACCGGCTCTCGGTCCGACTCCCAGGCCCACTCCGCGCCGCCTTGACCCCCTGGCGCGGCGCCTGTGCCCGCCGCCGCATCGGCCGCCGCCGTGTTCGCCGCCGCCATCGCGTTGGAGATTTCGCCGGGCGTCAGCCCCGTCAGGCCGCTGATCGCCGAAGTCTGCGCATTGGCCGCCCCGGTCATCGCTCCTGCGGCCAGCGCGGCCGCGGGGCCCAGACCCGCCGCCGAGAGCGCCGTGGCTACCGCTGTCGTCGTGGCGTCCGGCGGGGTGCCGACGACCCCGGCCGTCACGGCGCCGATGGCACCCGAGAGCGCCCCCGTCAACGCTGCGGTCACACTGTCCGGGTGCCCGTGCGCGGCCGTAAGGCTCATGCCGGGCGTAAGCCCCTCGGCGCCGGGGTCACCCGTGATGCCCAGGCCCGACGTCCCCACCCCAGGAGGGGCCGGGCTTATTCCCAGCGCGGCCGCGACCCCAGGATCGTCGACGCCCACCGCGGCCTCGCCCGGATCGCTGGGGTCACCGCCCGGGTTACCTTCCCCGCTGTCCTCGCCCGTGTCGCCCCCCGCATAGTACGCCCGGCCCTTCCCGGGCTTCTCGGCCTTGACGCCCTTCGACGCCGGCACCGAGCGGTTCATCGCCTCCAGGATCGGCCTGAACTTCTTCGTCGCCTCCGCGTTCATCACGAACTCGCCGCCGTGGCCCTGGCCAGCGCCCGGGAGCTTCTGGAGCTGGTCCGCCTGGCCCTCCAGGAAGCCGCCGGCCGGATCGCCGGGCTTGGCCGCTTTCAGGCTCGCCAGGTACTCGCGCAGCGGGATCGCGCCGGTCATCGCGTCACCAGCGCCCAGATCAGTGACGTGATGAGGCTGCCGTAGGCGAAGCCGATAGAGGCCCAGAAGAACCTCACGATACGAGCCCGTTGAGGATCGCCGCCACGCCCAGAAACGTCGCGGACCCCAGCCGGCCGTCGCGCAGCGACTCGATCGCCAGCGCCGCACAGAATCCGGCCATCGCCAGTGTCATGCCTCCCCCCTCCTCGCCCCGTTCGCCTCCACCCACCCCTGCACCACCCGCACCTGCTCGTCCGTCAGCCCTCGCAGCCAGTCCCGCCCCACATCCGCTGGCCGGCTGTCCGGCTTGCCCGCCATGAACTCCCCCAGCCGCGCCAGCGTGTCCCCCGCCTTCAGCATCCCCGCCGCCGCCCGCGCCACCGCCTCCGGATCGGCCTGCGGCAAGGTGAACGTGCTCCTGACCTTGCACGCCGGGCACCGCGCCTCCACCTTCCGCCGCTTGTACTTCGCCCCCTTCAGGAACGCCATCTGCCGCGCCAGCGCCTCCTGCATGTCCGTCAGCGCCCGCCGCGTTAGCTCCGGATCGAGCCCCCCTGATGCTCCCACCATCGCCTCGTGCAGAAACACGTCGACGTCGCTGCTCATCGGCCCTCTCCTTCGCCCGCTGCTCGGTGAGAAACACCTGCTCCCAAGGGTAGCTCAGCACGTAGAATGGTTCGATACCCCATCGCTTCATGACTCACTGCGTTAAACCTCCCTGATTTCACGGCGCGGATTTCGAAGGGGATACGTCCGCGGCCGCGCAACCGAACCCGGGGTCGACCCCTCCCCCCTACCACCCGTAGACCGACCCCTTCTACCGCTTGTGCCTCGGCTCGAGCATGCGCTCGGCACCAAGCCAGAGCAGCACCGAGCCTATCGGTATTCGTCAGTCTTTCCGCGTGTTTGCGGACTCGACTTCCGATAATAAGCATTATGTCAACCACGCTAGCATCCTACGCGCCCAGGGGCAAGCTTGTCCACAACAGCGTGGGAACGTTGTCATGCCGTCCTATTCTCCGGTTGACGCTTTCGGCCGATGGTCATCGCCAAAGGCGAGGAGCGATCGTAGATGCACCGTGAGAGTTCCCAGGTGTGCACGAGTTGATCGTTGGTGTACCAGCATGGGCGAGTAGTAGGGCGGTGGCGCAGATACATCAGGAAGCCTTTGGTGTCGTGCCAGCGCCGGATGGCCGCGGTGGAGACGCCCATGCGCTTGGCGATAGCTTTCATACCCCAGTACTCGGCCATCAGGCGGGCTGGCCTCCTGGTTGGTGGTTCATCTGGCCACTGCCGTAGTGGGACACGCCTGCGGCGGGCGTGGTACTGATCTTTATCGCGCGTTCTATGTACGCGCGCGCCTTTCGCGCTGCGTCAATCCGTCGGGTCATAGGCCAAGCGGCCTCGGCAGGTTCCTGAGCAGGGCAGCGGCCTGCTCGCGCACGCGCTGAGCATGCTCGTCGGGTGGCGGCGCAAGACGCCGAGCGAACACGGGCGCAGGGCCTGTGACGATGCGCCTGAACTGCTCGATGTGATCACGCACGGTCAGCGCGCAGCCGGGCTCGGTGCAAGCGTCCTCAGGGCGCGAGTCCTTCCAGCTCGGCTTGTCCCACGGCGGTGTCCAGTCGGCTGATGGACGGGGCGCCGATGTGGTCGTGGTCTCGATGCGGGCGCTGCCGCAGGCGCCGCAGAAGCGGTTGGTCTCAAGGTTCTCGGCTCGGCAGTCGGCGCAGGTCCACGGCGTGACGCGCATGGCACTATCGCTCCTTGGCTCGCGTGAGCCAGTTGTTGAGGAACCGGGCGAGGTCTTTGCGGGGCGCGCGCGCGGGATTCGCCACGAGCCAGGCTTCGGCCTTCAGGATCTCGGCCGGCAGGTCGACTGAGCCGTTGGTCTGAATCTGCGCTTGCCAGAACACACTGGAGCGCAGGCGAGGGACGGCACCGAGGCGGCCCGAGCGGTCGAGGGCGCTCAGGATGCTTGGTGCGATGCGGAAGGCGACGCGGGCATCCGCGGCCGATCCGTTCTGTCGCCCGGCTCCGACCTCGGTAGTATCAACGACTCCGGTAGTATCAACGACTTCGACTACGGCCACATTTGTTGTCATCTGACAGCAGATGTCAGCAGGTGTCGGCGGAGGGGGGAATTTGGACTCCTTGGCACGGGTCCGTTGGTGCTTGTCCCAGGTGACGAAGAAGCCCACGTGCTTGTCACCAACCCGGTAGCACCCCATGAGACCCGAGTAGCGCAGCTCGGTCAGCCACATGATCACGAGGCGCTCGGAAACCTTGTCGAGCATTGAGGGGAAGCAGAGCCCGCGGACCACCCCAGGCTCGGCGTTAAACCGCCCGTAGTCGTCAGCACATGTTGTCAAACGCCAGAAGCAGCGTTCCGCACCGTGGGACAGCTTGGCTAGGGTGGGACTGGTCCGGGCACTATCTCGAATCATCCGATTCGGCATGGACACCTCGCTCAAGGTGGCCGTCACGAACGGGGCGGGCCAGGCCTCTCGGTGTGAGCGCACCGAGCGCCGGCCCGCCCAGCTTGCGGCGGGGAGCATTACTACCGAGTCGTAATTCTCTCACAGGAGGAGAACCTCGACGAGAGAAATCACGCGCGTGTGTTCATCGTCACGTGGTTCAGCGCCTCATCCCCCCAGGTGTCCCAGCCGAGACGGTTGCGCCGGGCGAATAGCTCGACACGCGGGGCCGGCGAGACACGCTCCACGAGGTCGAGGAACGCCTCGGGCTTGGCGCTGTGCTCGCCCCTGGGCCATTTCCCACCAGTTCGTCGGGATACGTTCGCTAGCGGGCAGCACGCCCCTCCGAGCGAACAGCACGTGCTCGGTCGTGAGCACATAGGCCCCGCCCAGTCCTATGCCGTGAGGCCGCTTACACCACGTCAGGAGTGTCGACGGCCGGAAGCCCCAATGCCGGGCGACTTCGTAGGCGTCCTCTACGAAGGCGTTGACCGTCCACAGGTAGAGGTGGGCGCGCCGCTCCGCGAGCCCGGCGACCGGCAGCGCGGCGATCTCCTCGACCGTCATGGTCGGATACGTCAGCGGGCGGGAAGGCCCATTGCTGGCCCACTCCGGCCCTCTACCGACTTCCCACGGCGGGTCCGCGACGATGGTCCTATACCGTTGCGGCACGCAGGCCCCCGAGCACATCTCCAGGCAATAGGACGTGTTCAGGCACGGGCGCACGGCTCACCGCCCGAACCACGGCGCGAGCCTCACGTCTTCCCCGCCTCGTCCCGGGCGCGCCAGGCGGCCAGGGCGGCGTCGGCTTCCTTGATGCGCAGGCGTAGCGCGGCAGCATTCGAGTTGCCCAGGCTCTCGCGGACAGCTTCAACCTGTAGGTCAGATAGCTCCGCGCGCAACTTCCTTAGCGCCCCCGCCAGCGCCTCGGCGCGCGTGAGGGCGGCGGCGACGGTGTCGAGTTCGTCCTCGGCACTTTCCAGACACGCCTCCCTGATGCGCCGCAACGCCCGCTCACACTCAAAGCCAGATCCTCTTGTTTCCAGCCGAGGGCGACACGAAGCTGAGCCACCTTCGCGCCCAGCATCCGGTAGACGGGCTCGAGATCCTTGTTCATCCCCTCCTCCTCACGCTCGCGCCATCGGGACGGGCTCCAGTTCCCACGGTCACGCTCGCGCGCCAGCCCGCGGCTTCTTGGCCTGCACGAGCAGCCAGCGCGCGAGGCGAATGAGCGAGCCGGCGTCCGGTGTCAACCCCCGCTCAATCCGTGAGAGCGTCGGGTAGGAGACGCCGGTTTCTTTGGCCAGCCCGCGAAGGGATAGGCCACAGGCCACGCGCGTCTCCGACACGTCACCGGCCAGACGCCGGAGCACCTGGTCCACCTCAGCATCAGTCATTGGGAATGTCCTTCCATCCCTCACGCTCGCGCGCCCGCGGGGGTCAGAGCGCGAGTCTCCCTTGTGGGCGCCTAGAGGCGTTCAGCCGGCGCCGGAGCTTGCCTGTCTCCTTCGGGTGGCACCAGATGCAGAGCGTCCGGTAATTCTCCAGCCCACACCCGCCGCCACCTTCGGCAACCGGCACAATGTGGTCGGCCTCCCAGAGCGAGCGCCGGAACCAGATCCCGACCTCGCCGTGCTGGGCGGTCGTTAGGGTGACGCTTGCCACGTAGCGGGCCTGCACACCCTCAGCGATCAGGCGCCTGTACTCCGAGGTGCGAGCATCCACCGCCTCGCGCTCCAGCGCATCGGTGTCGAGGCCACAGAGCGCACAGACGCCGTGATCTCGCTCATGGACCTCGTGCCGCACGACGTTCCCATCTGCCCTGATCTGGTACTCGTGAACGCAGGCCGCCGAGCACCAGGTCCGGCGCGGCTTCTTGACCTCTCCCCCGCACCAACGGCAGACGCCGGCCGGAGCCCGCCCAAATGGCGGCCTGATCCAGCGTCTCACCGCGCGCCCGCGCCGCCGGGGGTGGGGGTGGGGCGGAGGTCAAGCGCGATGGCGACGTCCTCGACGCTCCTGGCCAGGATGGCGATGCCGCCGGCCTGCTGGACGCTGGCCAGGAAAAGCGTCTGCGGATTCGTCGGCCAGGTTCCGGGGCGCTTCACTTCGATGGCGAGGAAGCGAGCGTACCTGATGAACGGCCCGGCCTTGTGAACGCCGTCCGTCTGGCTCACCGTGATCCACCCGACGATATCCGCCAGCCCCGGCGCCCCGAAGCGGATGAACCGAGTCCGCCCCTTGTAGTCGGCCTTCACCGCCCCGACATTGTTCCGCCAAGCACAGACGCCCGGTACAGTGCGCAGGAAGGCCAGGATGGCGGCCTGGATCTCCCGCTCCTTTCTGGAATGCGCGGCCCCACCACCGCGCCCCTTGCCGGCGAGCGATGTCCTCACCTCGGCGCCAAGCTGCCGGCTCCCCGCATCCATCGCCCGCCCGATCTTGCCCCTGAGCGCGGCGAGCTCCTCGCGGGTAATCGACGGACTCACCGCCACCGCCTCATCTCGCGCCGGATCTGCGCCTGCACCTGGAGACTCGTCAGGCCGTACTTGCGCGCGAGCCCGACCACGCTCAAGCCGCGCTGGAACTCGCGGAGGAGACGGCGAGCGGTCACGCGGCGCTTCACACGAACCACCCGCCGCCCTGCCACCGCCGATAGGACCGCTCCTCCCGGACCGCCTCGACGACGACGCCGACGATCACGAGGACAGCAAAGAGGACGGCGGTGTAGACGGCGGGCTTCATGGCCGGCCGTTCCATTCCCGTCCGTCGAGAAGCCTTCCGGCGCGCACGCGCCCTACTCGGGCCCGGTGCTCGTCGAACTCCCCCCATTGCTTGAAGTGGAACGGGATCTGCCGTTCGACCGACCAGTCGCGCAGAATGCGGAACCAGTCTGGATCGGCGGCGCGGGCCTTCGGGCCTGACTCACCGCCCGTAATCATCCATGCCACTGCATCGCGCCAATCGTAGTGACCTGGGCGAGATGGTGTTACGGCACCGACCAGCGGCTCGGCACTGACGAAGATGGCGCGCCCGAAACGCTGAGCGCACTCATCCACCCGCCAGCCATAGTCGTCGCTCTCAACGCTTACGCCTGGCAGTACATTCGAGGCGGAGCGGATATCCTCGGGCACGACGAACGCGCGCCCCGGCCGCTTGGTGAGCAGGAGCCAGAGCAAATATCGCGTAGCTCGGATGAGATCCCACAGCCGGCCAAGTTGGCCTTCTGGGGCATCGACATCGAGGTAATCAGCCATCGACGCGCAGAACACCAACGCCCTCCCGTTTCCCTTGGCCGCCGCCGCGTTCCACCGGAGAGGCTCGTTCCAATGCTTGTCGCCGAAGATGCGCCGCGGCGTCCCCCTGCCCCACACTGAGAAGCCGTAGCGCGTCGAGTCCCGCCGGGCATAGCAGTTGTCACAGCCGGGCGATACCTCGACGCAACCCCACCACGGATTGAATGTGTGGTCGGTCCACGAAATATGACTATCCCTCACGCCCGACTCCCCGGAATGCCGGTCAGCGTGCGGCTCGCCAGCCACTCCTTGCTCAGCCACTTGCCGGGGTGCTGAGTCAGCTTCAGACGGCGCTTACGCTTCAGGATCTCCTGGAAGCGCGCTGCCTTCCTCGCCACCGATCCGACGCCCCCGTGGCGCACGCACGCGCCGTGACCGCTCGCCTCAGAGACGCGGCACCATTGGCAGGCCGCCTCCGTGCCCGCGCAGCCGGCGCAGTAGACCGAAGCCTTCCGTGCTGGCGCGCCGCATTTAGCACAGGGCAAGTCGGGTAGCCGCGTGTCATGTGAGCCTTTGACCGGGGGCGCGATCGGCTCCGGCTCACTCAGGACGCGCCAGACATCAAAGCCGTGGGGGCACACGTACCGCGCCTTCCGCTTCTGACACTCGCTCTCGGAGGCAACATCGAGTCGCCAGGGGCCCTGACAATGCGGGACGGTGGAGGCGGACGCGATCACGCCGCCGCCTCCTTCTTCCGCAGCTCGGCCGCGAAGGTCGTCTCCAGATCGGCCAGCGTCCCCGCCACCGTCCGCGAGCACGTCGCCTCGGGGTGCCGCCTCAACCAGCCGTCGATCTGCATGTCGCGCATGATCCGCGCCTCTTGATCGGCGTTTGCCTTCACCTGGGCGTCGACCTGGGCCTTGGTGGGCGCCACCATGAACCACTCGCGGAACAAATCGGCCGGGAGTTTGTCGGGGTTCATGCCGCCGCTCCGACCTTCGGCTCCCCCGCTCGGGCGCGCAGCGCGTTGACCATATCGGCCAGAGCCGCCAGGTCGCAGTCGAAGGGCTCCGCGCCGCCGAGGTACGTCTGCTTGAACGTCTCCCGATCCTTCGGGGAGAGCTTCAGCAGCTTGGCGAGACGCTGGGCATCGGAGATCAGCGTGTTGCGGTCCTGCTCCTCGGGTGAGGGGAACAGCGTGGCGGCTTCGTCCGTGGGTACGGCCGGTCCTCCGACCTGCGAGGTCTCCGGGGCGTGGTCAGCTACCCCGGGCACCGCCGGCCGCGGCGCATTCTCGTGCAGATCCTCAAGATCCTGCGTAAAGATGTCGCTCGCCGCCGTGACGTTCAGTACCGCCGCCACCAGCGCCCGCTTGTTCGCCATCTTCAGCACCGTGTTGTACTGGTCGGCGAGATCCTCATTCGCGCGCCGCCCCGTCTCCTGGGCCATGATCTGCGGATCGTTGGCCGCGAACTCCGCGCCGCATCCGCCGCTCTTGGCGTGGCAGTACCAGCCGGCCGGGCTGCCGTCCCGCCTCGGGAACTTGCTCTTGTTGATCTGCTCGGCGCCGCACTTCGGGCACGCGCGCCGGCTCTGCCGATAGGCGTACTTCGACTCCTTGGTGGAGCACGAGCCCTCGCCGCTGCCCCACACTTCGCCCGTGGGGATATGCGTCAGGATGTTCTTACTCTTGACCGTCAGATGCTTGCCGTCATAGACCTCGACCGAGTGCGGGTCCGGTGCGAGCCGGAACAGCATGCACAGCTTCTCGGCGCCCGGCTTTAGCAGGCTCGGCTTGGTCCCGGTGCCAGGGATCACGCCGTAGTGCTCCCCCTCCTTCATCACGCGCTCCATGACCATCTGGATCTTCTGGACCTGGGCGATCATGTCCTCGATGGTCAGCTCGTCGCGGCGGGCGAGGGACGACGGTGTCGGCTGTCGGATCGCTACCGCATCACTCATGGCTCGTAATCTCCGTTCTTCACGGCCCTTCGGTGGGCCACGCCGTTGTGATTCGCCCAGCACGCGCATTCATCGCACCACACGCGCTGCCACCGGATCGGCCTCTCCTCCAGCGGCAGCACGACGTCCAGCGCGAACGCCAGGGCGCCGAACAGTCCATTGGCCCGCAGCCCAAACTCCTCCGACGCGCGCTCGCGCTCGCTAGGCATCGGCGTTCACTGCGTCCCACAGGGCGACGCCGGGGGCGTTCATGTCTCGGAGCACTCGCAGGCCGATCTCAGCCATAAGCGCCAGTATGCCGTCACGTCGCGCGGCGTCGGCGGCGGCGTCGGCGGCGGCGTCGGCGGCGGCGTCGGCGGCGGCGGCGTCGGCGGCGGCGGCGTCGTCGGCGGCGGCGGCGTCGTCGGCGGCGGCGGCGTAGGCGGCGTAGGCGGCGGCGGCGGCGGCGGCGTAG